TGACCTTCAGTAATCTCCAGGGTCCTGTCCACCACAGCTTTCAAGGGGGGGATAAACTCACATGCCCTCTCTAGTCCTAGAGCGATTCCTCGCATCATTGACTGAGCCGATACTCCTACCGGTGGGTTTATGATATATCCAAATTTGGCTAGTACCCGACCTGGCTTCGGGCCAAAAACCACCCCCTGATTCGTCTCGTACAAGCGACAAGAGCAGAACTCGACCTCGTGCAAGTGCCGTCTATACAGCGCCTCACTGTCGAAGCCAAGCTCCGCCATGCCCTGTTGCCAGGGGAATTCACATTTTTCGGAGTGGCGTAAACAGTTGTCGTCGCCTTGCAACAACATCCGGATACTCTTCTGTGCTTCCTGTACTGTCTTACCTGTCCACCTACAATACAAGAAGAGATGAGACAGCCCATTAATGATTGAATTCATCAACGAGGTGTACGGATCTCCACTCTTTCGTGTTCCTTCACACTTGTACCTCCAACCATGGTTAGTACGCCCGTGAGTCGCGATATTGGCTTGCATCAGCTGGAGCACTGCTCTGGGCGCTCCAAACTGCCGACACAGCCAAACCTCATACTCACACCACGGTTTCCGAATCGAGCAGTCGAATTTCCCCAGGTCATCCTCAACCCAGGGTCCATCTCCCGCAGAAATAAACGACGCTGCGTCCTCGGCCGACACACCGCTCGTAAAGCACAAATTGTTCTTCGTGCCCCATCGTCTTTTGAGCATGTCCTGCAGGGCCATTATCCAAGGCCCCACCAAGCAGATAAATTCAGGTTGAGCTCCCTGGATTAACCGCGGCGCCTTATGTTTGCGCCCCAGCTCTGATTGGTACAGATCATTCTCTACTTTGACAAAGGACGAGCGGTCCGTCCACCGGTACAGTTGACCACGACTGATGGTAGACGTTTCGTCATACCCTGCTTTCACGAGCTCAATCATAGTTTTCTGTAGCGTGCGTTTGACACTTGGTGATGCGTTTGACCTACGCAAGTACTCCTCGAACGTCACACTCTTGATTTTATGCATCTTAGGGAAAAGCATCTGATGATTTGCCTTACACCATTTCAAGCAATCCGCAAGACTCTCAGTTGGTACATGAGTGTCTGCCAGCACACGAGCCTTCAAGGACTGAAGCTCATTATGCTGATTGCTAGCAAAGCCAGTGGGACGGTATGGACCTGTGTCAAATCCAAACTCCACGTGCTTACCCCTTGTGGTAAACGGGGTTTTCTTATCAAGAGGAGAACGGAGTTCACCCCCACTGAGGCGCAAAACCGCGCCTGGTTTCAGACGCGTTGCCTCAGGCAAATTGGCGCGG